ATTAAAGGATTCATCAAGATCCTTCAACGACATGTCCGAGAGACAAAACCAGATCAGATTATCGTGGTCTGGGATGGACCCAATGGTTCCCGCAAACGCAAAACCATCGACAAGAATTACAAAGAAGGGCGCAAGCCCATCCGCTTGAATCGGGCGTTCCACAATCTGACAGACGATGAAGAGTTGCACAACAAGATGTGGCAACAGAGTCGCCTTATTGAGTATTTTAACAACATGCCAATAATGCAGTTTATGCTTCCGGAAATTGAAGCTGACGATGTAATTGCATATATTACACAAATGCCCCGCTATAAGGGATGGCAAAAGATCATCATTTCTAATGACAAGGACTTTATGCAAGTCTGCGACGACGAGACTATCCTTTGGCGCCCCACCCAAAATGAGATCTTAAACAAAGATCGCATTATTGAGAAAACTGGTGTTCATCCTACGAATATGGCCCTTGCGAGAGCAATCGTTGGCGACACCTCCGACAACCTACCGGGCGTCAGAGGCGCTGGATTTGCGACCGTAGGCAAAAGATTAAACTTTTTGAGCGATAGCAAATCATATACCATTGACGAAGTGATTGAATATTGCAATAAGAGTAGCAGCAAGCTGAAGTTTTTTTCAAACATTGTAGAGAACCAACCTCTCATCGAACACAACTATAAGATGATGCAACTCTATGCTCCCCAAATGTCATTTCAGTCAAAAACATATGTTAAAGAATCAATTGAAGATTTTGAATGTGAATTTAATAAGACCGAGATCATTGGGATGATGCGGGATGATGGATTTGGCGAATTAAATTGGGAAGTTCTCAAAGAAAACCTAAACAAAATTAGCAGAGAGTGCCTTGACAGGGCCAACAAAACTTAACATTTTTAGGTTGACTTTACAGCCTAATATGTTATATATATAATACACAACAAGAGGGAATTGATGGTCGCGAAGAATGCACATTTTGGAAGGTACGGAAAGGCCTTCCAAGAAGGGCTTGTACAACTGATCTTTGAAGATAGACCATTCGCAGATCAGATCACAGAAGTATTAGACATAGCGTTTCTAGAATTAGAATATCTTCGGGTCTTTGTCGGCAAGATAGTAGATTATCGCGACAAATATAACACTCACCCCTCTGTTGAGGCGATGATTACAATCCTTCGCACCGAACTTGATAGCGAAGACGAAGTAACACAAAACCAAGTGCGAGAATATTTCGCCCGCACCCACACGCACGAACTCACAGATACCGAATATATTAAGGATGTCTCGTTGGAGTTTTGCCGGAAACAGAATTTAAAAGAAGCTATGATGCAGTCTGTTGGATTGCTTCAAAACTGCTCATTCGATGAGATATCCACAGTCATCAACACCGCATTAAAGCTTGGATCTGATAATAACTTTGGATACGATTACCTTAAAGATTTTGAAGCGAGATTTGTGCCGCGGCATAGGCGCCCAGTAACAACTGGCTGGAATGAGATCGATGCGATTTGTGGCGGGGGACTCGGCCAGAGCGAGCTAGGTGTTGTGATCGCGCCGACTGGCGCAGGCAAGTCGATGGCCCTTGTCCACTTGGGCACCGAGGCTCTCAAAGAAGGCAAGACAGTTATTCATTATACGCTTGAGCTACAAGATACAGTTATTGCTAATCGCTATGATAGCTGCCTCACAGGCTACCCCCTTTCAGATATTATTACATTCAAGGAAGAAGTTTATGAAGCAGTTAATGATATGAGCGGTTCCTTGATCATTAAGGAATATCCTACCAAGTCAGCCACAACTAATACAATTCGATCACACCTCTCGCGCCTTGTAAAGCGCGGCATCAAGCCGGGACTTGTGATCGTAGATTATGCTGATTTATTAAAACCTATTACTGTAAGAAAAGAGAAGAGAAATGAACTCGAATCTATTTATGAAGACCTACGCGGCATGGCCACAGAATTTAAGTGCCCCATATGGACGGCATCGCAGACAAATCGCTCTGGACTAAGCGCTGAGGTTATCACAATGGAACAGATTTCCGAAGCATTCAATAAGTGCTTTGTTGCTGATTTCATTTTTTCGATTTCTCGCACTATCGAGGATAAGCAGAACAACCAAGCTAAAATGTTTATTGCAAAGAATAGAAATGGTCCTGATGGAATAATTTATCCCCTCTTTATGGATACATCAAATGTGAAGATTAAGATTCTTCCCAGGGCTATCACGCCCACCACAACGAACGGAGTTGCGACAACTCCGGTGGCTCTCGGAGTAAAACAACAACAAGAACTATTGAGAGCAAAATATAACAAGATTAAAAGGAAATAAAACAAGATGAGAACCCCATCAAACATTCGCAGATTTAGATTATCAGACGCATTTATCGAGCCCTATAAAACCAAAGAAGTACCCTGGGGCCCCATCGGTTATGTAACTTATAAGCGCACATATTCTCGCAGGCTCAACGAATTCGATCCCGAAGCAAAGGGCTCTGAAGAATGGTGGCAGACATGCCGCAGAGTTATTGAAGGGATGTTCGACACACAAAAATCACACGTTGTTGTGCTTGGGTTGGAATGGAACGACGCAAAAGCACAGCGAACCGCAAAGGAAGCTTATGACCGCTTGTTTGAACTAAAGTGGACCCCTCCCGGCCGCGGCCTGTGGATGATGGGCACAAAATTTGTGGAGGAAAGAACAGCAGCAGGACTTTTTAACTGTGCCTTCAGGTCCACCCGCAATCTTGCCAATAAAGGTGGCTATCTATTTGCATGGATGATGGATGCGCTAATGCTTGGTATTGGTGTAGGGTTTGACACAGAAGGCGAAAACACCATTACAATTCAAGAGCCCGAATACACTAGGGATATTCATATCATTGATGACTCCCGCGAAGGGTGGGTGAACTCTGTACACACACTCCTCGATGGTTTCTTCTTTGGTGATCGCATACCCAAGTTTGATTATTCGGCCATCCGCCCCGAAGGCGCCCTTATTCGTGGATTCGGCGGCACATCCAGCGGCTATGCTCCGCTCAAAGAACTTCACGAGAATCTAACAGAAATGTATACAGCCAAGATTGGTGATCCTATTAGCTCTGTTGACATTGTAGACACCGAGAATCTTATCGGTCGCTGTGTGGTAGCAGGCAATGTGCGCCGCTCTGCGGCGCTGGCAATGGGTGCTTATAACGACCGACATTACCTGGAAATGAAGAACGATCAAGAGAAACTTTATCATCATAGGTGGGGCTCCAACAACTCTTTTAACGCACAAGTTGGAATGGACTATACTTGGCACGCACAACAAAGCCAAGTCAACGGAGAGCCAGGATATATTTGGCTTAACAATGCCAGGACTAAAGGTCGTTTCAAAGATGGCCAGCGCCTTGACGATATTAATGTTGCCGGCTTCAACCCCTGCGTAGAGCAACAACTTGAAGACGCAGAGCTTTGTTGCTTAGTCGAGACTTTTCCAGCGAAGCACGATAACCTTGAAGACTACCTGCGAACATTAAAGATCGCATATCTTTACGGCAAGACTATCACCCTCTCTAATACACACTGGCCAGAGACAAACGCAAAGATGCTTAAGAATCGTCGTATTGGCTTATCACAGTCAGGCGTCGTCCAAGCGTTCAATAAGCACGGCCGCCGCCAAATGTATGAATGGTGCGACGAAGCATATAAGCACGTTCAAGAACTTGATGAAGAATATTCAAACTGGCTGTGTATTCCTAAGTCTGTCAGGATGACTTCAATCAAACCATCAGGGACCGTTTCGTTATTGAACGGGTCGACCCCGGGAATACATTTTCCTGAGAGCGAATATTACATTCGTCGTATTCGTTTTTCAAAAGACTCAAAGGTCCTTGCGAATTTAGAGAAAGCCGGATATAATATAGAAGACGATGAGTATTCCCCAAACACTAAGGTTGTTGAATTTCCAGTTCATGAGCCCTTTTTTACAAAAGGCAAGAAAAGCGTTAGCATGTGGGAACAGTTAGAGATAGCAGCACAATACCAATATTATTGGGCAGATAATTCTGTGTCCGTGACTGTGACATTTAACGAGGAAGAAGCCACACAGATTAAAGATGCGTTAGAAATGTATGAAACAAGATTGAAGGCCGTTTCCTTTTTGAGGTACAAAGAAACAGGCTATAAACAAGCGCCCTATGAGGCAATTAGCCGAAAACAATATGAAAAAGCGATAAAGAAGATTACACCAATTCAGAGAATGGATACCGATGGCGGCAATGGAACAAAATATTG